AAGACATCTCTTAGAATCCCACTGCTTGTGTAAAGCCACTCAACCAGCTATGAAAATACAATTCAAACGTGTTCGGTTGGGAGCATTGATCTGCTTGGTAGTTGTCCAAGCCATCTTTGCCATGCTCATGTGGTACCGGTATGACCCCTTCGTCTTAGACGTTGGCTTGGAAACCGGGAGCGAAAATACCACTGATAACAGCACCTTGCCCTCATGGCAAGAACCCACTGCTGTTACGCCCAGTGTTCACACACACTGGAAGGCACCCATCGTGGTGCTGTCCATTTGCATACCGATATTTGTTGCAACTTGCTCCGCACTGAACTGGTTCATACACAATCATGGCAGAACATTGGCTTCGAGAATTGCAGGTTACCTACGGTCGCCCCAGGTACCCATCCAACTCGCTTGCCGCAGCTATTTCGGAGAATGTCCAATGCCCAGGGGGAAGCCCCAACAAAACCACTCGCACCCGACTAGCGCTCTAGACAGGTCAGATGCCACCATGTTTGCCGTGATTTACGCCCGACACCTCGGGCTCACCCCATATTTCGTGCAAACATCAGCGGCTGACGACAGACATGGCTATGCCGGTAGTAGGTCGTGGTACTGGACGAAAGACATCAGCTCCAAAGCTAAATTCTTCAACCCACCAGATGACGCATTACTTGTCATGGTCGACGTTGATATGTACATGGACATGCCCAATTTCCTGTTGGACAACAAACATCCCATCATGCTGTATACACCACAGCCTGAGACTGTTTGTGAAAACCTCCCAGAGTATCAGTTCACATTTGATCAACATGATGTGATGCACTACACTGTGAAAGGTGGAGCGGTATACACCCATAAGATTTGGAATTACGGATACGACACATTATTCGCGACTCCAGCCAAGTGGTTCTCGTACCTGCTCTGGTGGAAAAACTCGTTCGTCTCCTACAACGTTGAACGACGCTTCGTTGGCAAACACCGCAGCGTCGTGCTACTGACCCCCATGGCCTACTGGAAAGGCGCTTACGGGATCGTAGCACGATGCTTGCTGGATGGTCACTTGCTAGAACGTTTGCGTGTCTCTGTCGGGGAGTTCCTACGGTTGGACTCTGTCGGACCTGAAGGGCGTTTCAGGAGCACCGGCAAGGCCAACTGTTATGCGCAAGCTAACGTGCCTGTGGAAGTTGATGACACCATAGCATCTTTAGCCCGCATGGGGGTTAACAAACTATCAACCAGCTCCGTGTTGAAGTTCGTTAATAACGATCCTTGTCAAGCCGCCGCCCTAACTGAATTCCATCGAAACACCGCAAGTCGGCCTGGTGATGTCATTTACCACCTTGCTTCTTCAGTGAATGCGTACCAACCTCAGCAAGGCTTCAATCCTGATGCCAAGATGACGCTGGAACCGTTCATGCAACCCCTTGTCGTAGGCGGCACCACACCCTCTATCACCTACGCCACTGAAGCTCAAGCCGTAAAAGGCCGCGTCAGGGACGTGAGTAGCGACGCACAGCCTACTCAGTTCATCATGCAGTGCATGGAAGAATTCGTCGGACTTTCTTTTCCGAAGGATCATGGTTCCCCGGTGGACCTTGACGAAGTCAGAATTAGGCAACCTAGTCCATCGCAGCAGAGCATCTTAGATCGAGCAGACGCTCTCGAGAGCTCGACCAAGGTGCAATCGTTCATCAAAGCTGAGGCATACACTGCCAAGGCCGGCGATGCACGTATCATTTCCCCCATTGGTGCTGCTGAGAAACAGGAATACTCCCAATACATCTATGCTGTCGCAGACCACATGAAAGAACTACCGTGGTATGCTTTTGGCAAGGACCCTGCTTCCGTGGCAGAACGTGTCTGTGATGTGTTGGCAACTGCTGACACCGCCGTCAACACTGATCTTTCTAGGTTTGACGGCCACGTGTCCCCCGTGATCCGGGAGCTAGAACACCAAGTGCTAATGCGTTTCTTTCCTAGGACGTATCACCCAGCACTGCTGCGTCTACACCGGTCCCAATTCAAACAGCTAGCAATCACCCGCAACGGTGTTGGCTATGAAACTGGTTTTTCCCGCCTCTCTGGTTCCCCCGAAACGTCTGCATTTAACTCCATCGCTAATGCATTTATGGCTTTCTTAGCTATACGCCGAACCAGAGTCGGATCATCCTTTTTCACTGCCCAAGCAGCTTATCTGAAGTTGGGCATTTACGGAGGAGACGACGGACTTACTGCTGACATTCCCTCCAAAATCTACGAGGAGGCGTGCGCTAGCGTAGGACAGGTGTTAACGGTCACAGCGGTAAAACGGCACGAATTCGGAGTGACGTTCCTATCCCGCCAGTACGGTCCAGACGTATGGTCGGGGTGCCGCGATTCAACGTGCGACGTGCAACGGCAATTGTGCAAGTTCCATTTGACTCCAAGAATGGCAACGAACGTCACACCATCCCAGAAGCTCATTGAGAAATCCAGAGGATTTATCCTGACTGATGGCAACACGCCACTTTTAGGCCCGTTCGTCAAACGGGTGCTTGAGCTTGCTGGGCACGCGAAACCCTACACTGGTGACGTAGAGTTAAGAGCGTGGTTCGGTAGGGAACTTGATGCCAGCAAGCAGTTCCCGAACGAATTCGGAGACTGGATGAATGACTATGTGGGTAGTATTCTTCCAGACTTCGACGAAGAACGCTTCTTGGAATTTCTGAGGAACACCACCCGAGTGACAGACTTACTTACTGTACCACTATGCATGCCACCCATGGCCGTGAAACCTCACGCCCTTAACATGATAGTTGCAGATGAACTGTTACTTGGCACGAAACACCAAGATTCACCACACCTCGAACCCCCTGTGTACACCCGGAAACAGAAGAGGGAACAACATCGAGCGTCCGACGCGCCTAGATGGCCTGGACTAGCGCCAAGCCTCCCGACCACGATTCAACCACCCGTGGAAAAGCGCTCCAGGCCACCTGCACGTGGCAGCTCGACGAGAGGAAGGGGTAGACGGCCAGCTCGTGGCCGCTACCCTGCGGCCCCATAGGGCCGCGCGTTCCCCCTCACTGGACAAGCTCTTAGTCAACCACAACGTGGTTCCAGTGAGGTTAAACTGACTGAGCCTTGCAGCCTGGCTGGCCATCACAACCAGGCGACGAATCAACAACAAGAAACAACGATGCCCCGCATCACCCCACGAGATCGCCGCAAGGCACCTAAGCTAGTCAAAGCTCCCGCTGCACTCACTAAGATTCGCCACCCCGTGTCCAACCCCAATGTCCAAACCTTGGGTAGGACAACAGTGGTGAAGCATAGCGAGTCGATCATGGCAGTTAGAGCGTACACCCCTGACCTAGTTAAGTCACTACCCGTGAACCCAGCACTGTCGGGAACATTCCCCTGGCTCTCCGGCATGGCTGGCCTGTATGAGAAGTACCGCTTCCGCAAGCTTGAATTCGAGTACGTCCCCACTTGTCCCACCAACACCAACGGTGAAGTCTGTCTAGCGTTCGATCACGACGCCAATGACGATGCGCCACGCGATATGGATCATGCACTGTCATATCAGGACTCTACCGCAGGTGTGCCCTGGGCTCCACTCAAGCTTAAGGTTAGCCTCGCCACTGACAAACAACTCTACACACGAGTTGGAACACCAGGTAAGGTAACCGACCTGAAGACGATGGACATTGGCAACTTTTCCATCCTTCTCCAAGGTGTCACCTACGGTACACCTGACGGGTACCAGCTCGGACGGCTTTACGCCCACTACGAGATCGAGTTCTCCATCCCCCAACTGGAACTCGTGGTTGGTGGCCGAATGGACGCCGTGACTGGTATGACCGCTGCCTTGCCACTCGGCAGCAGCCCCACGTATGATGCACAAGACCAATTGCCGTACCGCTATGACACTACCACTGGGTGGCTGACCTTCAATCAGGACTTCGAAGGCCTGCTAGCCCTTGGCATATCTGGAGCTGGACTTGGAACCCCTAACATGGTTGTATCTATCCCCAGCAACGCCGCTGGCGCTACATACACCACACTGCTTGGTAGCGCGACCGCCATGCTAGTCAACCAATGTTACGCCATGCTTGCCCCCGCAGGTAGCCAATTTCGCTTTTACCTGTCCGCAGCCACTGGTATCGCATCTGCACTAATGACCATCGGGACCGCCAAATACAACTCCCTTGTTTAAATCGTCACGCAACAATACAACTGAACCTGGTAGAAATACCGAGTTGAACTTAGGCAAATAGTCTATCGACTACTGAAAAGTCAACACCGTCATCGGGAATAC